GAAAGCTACGCGCGGCGATGTAATCAACGGGCGCATTTGGTTGACTGGTGACAGAGAAAATCCATTCTACGTTTGGCGCGGCGGCGATTATGGTCATGAGCTGGATTTCTCGCCAGGATACGGAGGTGGCTATACGCCTGTTGGTAGCGGCACAAAGGAAGTACCAATTGCAGTAAGACCGTATCGCGATGGCAAGGGCGATCCAAAAGTTACCGTTCTGTCTAGTGGTACGAACGGTGCTGGTAAACGATTCTATGTCGCACCAACGAACATATCATATGGCGATGAAAGTATCACCGTATGGCAAGTGCAGGAAGACACTGGAGCCGACGGTACAGATAGCCCCGATGCTGCAGTAATTTACAACAATGATTTGCTTTATCCAAGTCGCGATGGATTCAAGACTACGGGTACGCTGCCGCAATTACAAAACGTATTATCCACCAAGAGAATAACTAACACTATTCAAGATGCAATTAGTACGCTGAATACCAAAGCTATTAAGAAAGCAGTCGGATTAGCATTTGAGGGGCGTGTATACTGGGCATTACCAGTAGCGGCTAACTATAATAATCAAATTTGGGTTTATGATGCTGAGCGCAAGGGTGCATGGATGAAGCCATGGAATATTCGAGCCGATTGGATGACTCTGTATAACGATAACTCTGGCGTAACACATTTTCTGATTACCCAAGAAGATAAGATTGTTGAACTATCAAAGAGTGTCAAAACGGCAGATGACGGAAGATTATTCAACACGAGCGCGCAAAGCGGACAACTTCGATTTGAGGAAACTGGCCGCGATTGGGCACGAGTACTAAGAGCTGTATTTACCCTGCTGCGCCCACAAGGGAGAATAACGTTAAATGCTACCGTTAAAACTGAAGATGGGCTTCAGAACTTTTCTGAAACACGATATTTTGGCGCAACATCAAGCCGCACCGGTTGGAGTGAACCGGGAGTGTATTGGAGTACACCAGGCGTACAGTGGAGCGGAATAAAGAATGTTCCAAATATATTTAATTCAGCAAGCGAAGATATAGAGTTGGAAATTGATGAGGATGCTCAGTGGGTGCAATATGGCTGGTCATCATCCGAATCTGGAGTAAGCTACGCGATGTCAAGAGTGGTATTTGAGTACGTCAATATTGGTACGAAAGATTTAAGCTAAAGGAGGAAATCATGGCAAGTATAGAAGATAAAATTACACGGGTAATGGACGGATCTTATCCAAATGTAGCGCATGTAATAAGCCCGCGCGCGGCAGGATCCGACACATTGATGACTGACGGCTTAAGCGGCTGGAGTACAGAAACGGCAATGAACTTCATAACCTATAGAGCTGATTCTGCTGGCAACGTAATTGAGGGCACTGTCCGCGATTGGATAGGAGTGGCCAACAAAGCAAATAGCAGTATCATAAACCTGAAGTTATTAGCAGGTCCTGAAGATGATGGTAGCAATGTTGGTGATATTGTGCAGCCATGCGCCTCTGCTTCGTATGCTGATCGTCTGGCGCAAGCTCTACTAGAATCCCTTGATACAGACGGAAAATTAAAAGAGGGTATAGTTGAGACTAAGAACATAAAGGACAAAGCTATCACTCCAGACAAGGTTGATTTTGCGTCACTGCCAGCATACGACTACAGCTCTGAGGAGGTTGATACAGGCAGGAAATGGACTGACAGAAAGTCAATCTATCAGAAATCTATAACTTTTACTACGAAAGGTTCTGGTACAGAAGAAACTGGAGCAAACAATGAAACGTTCGACTACATAGATAAGCTAATTTCTCTGGATGCTGTTCTGAATATGTCGAACGGCGAGAGATATCCAAACGGCTACACAAATCCAGGCGCGCCATCTTTACAGTATTTTCAGCTTAAATTCGCTAACTGGGAAGGTGCTCCAAAAATACGTTACCAGACAAGAACTGTTGGCGTTGTAGCGATGACTATTTTGTATACGAAGAAATCTAAAGAGGACTAGATGTCTGCGACAAACCTTGTCTGTCTATCGTATAAGTGGTAAAATATAACCATAAGTTAAACAAAGTGTGATCTCAAAAAACGGAAGCACGCGTAATCATGAAAGGCTTCCGTTTTTTATATGCCAAAATCAGATACAGAGCAAAACGAGCGCCTAGCAAGACTAGAGGTATTTAATGAGAAGGTAGTAGAACCGTCTCTTACGCAAATCTTAGAAAAGTTAGACGGCCTGGTGTTAAAACGCGAATTTGAAGAGTATAAAAAATCGACTGACGACTCACTAAAGAAACTAACGGAGTTAAACGACAAACTAAATAGCAATTTTCTAATCAAAGTAATAGTGCTGTCTGAAAATAAGGTGTTAAACTTTTTTGCTGGCACTATTTTTACTCTGTTTATCGTAGCCACAGGATTGAGTGCGATGCAGATGGCGCAGCAATTTTTGCGGCAACCAAACGTGATTAAAGAGGTAATTAATGTCAAGGAGGATAAATAATGGCAGTAGACATCAACGTAGATCAGTACGCGCTCAAGCGTCTAAACATGTTCTTTCCAGCCGATACTGATAATACTGGTCGAGACGGCAATCTAACCGGTCAATGTGTATCGCTAGTCAAGTGGTTTCTAGCAGAGATGACAAGCGTACCTAATCCATTCATAGCACGCGGTCACGCTAAAGATTTTGGCGACCAGTTAGTACGAGAAGGCCACGCTTACGTAGTATCATCACCGAAACGCGGCGATATTGTTGTCTGGAAACAAGATGGCGGTGGATATGGACACATTGGTGTTGTGACGAGCGGCGATGTTTTTGAAGAGAATGTACATATACCGGGTCCCGTCACGCGTGTAGTAGATGGCGACGTAGTCTATGCTTCGCGCCTTGGCAAGATTAACGAGAGTTTTCGCCGCGGAGCACCAACGTTTTATCGAGTACGCACCTATGTCGAAAACCTGCCAAAGCCAGCAGCGCCAAATAACACGCCAGCTATCCAGCAAGCATACAGAGAAATCCTAGAGCGTGAGGCTGATGCCGGCGGATTAAACCATTATCTATCTCAGATGAGCAAAGGCTGGAGTATCGAACAGGTACGTCAAGATTTGATGGAGTCGACAGAGCGACGCACGCTATTGGCTAACAAGGCTAAGGCTGAAGCTGAGCGCAAAGCGCGTGAGGAAGCCGCCAGAAAGGCGGCCGAGGAGAAAGCTCGCCAGGAAGAGCAAGCACGCAAAGAAGCGGAAGAGAAAGCATTGCGCGAAGCTGAGGAGAAGAAAAAACAGGAGCAGGATAGTAGCGTAGATACTCGACTATCTAAAATCGAAGAGATGTTGCGATTTATTGTAGATTTTATTACATCAGTGTTTAAGTTTAATAAAAAATAAGGAGGATATTATGGAAAAAGTAAAAGCACTATTTAGCGCTAAAACCGCTAAAGGACGTATGGTTCGCAGTTTCCTGCAAACTATCGGCGCTGGCCTAGCATTGCTAACAGTAGTAGTCGTAGCACCAGAGTTTAAAAGATTTCTAGACATGTTAGGGCTTGGCGGCTGGATCGGCGCGATAGCTAGCTTCGTAGCTGCCGCATCTGGTGTTTGGTCGGTTGTGGAAAAATGGTACTACAAGCTAGCTGCTTGGGCGGAATCGTAAAATATGAATCAACAGAAAATCACCATCACAAAATCAAGTCTATACTTCCGCGAGTGCAAAACCTGCGGCTGCGTGACGTTGCACGTCGGCAAGACCACACCACAGATGCCGGCAGGATCGACGTATAACGATTGCCTGCAGTGTCTAGTGGACGCACACAGTGTTCCAGGACTGAGCAGGTGGCATGATCCGAAAACTGGCAAATTGTTGACTGAGCCACGCGGTAAGACACCACCAGCGTCAAAAGGTTGAACTATAAAGGATTGCTTTATAATTTAGCTAGTGACCATTTCGTGGATATCAACGAAATGGTTGTGGATAACTACACCAAGCTGTTCGGGATTTCCGAACAGCTGGATTTAGCAGAGATAATACAAGAAAACCTGAATAACTATTGACATTTGCTTAAGTATTTGCAACAATGAGACTGATTACATACTAGATACGCCCTCGCAAGAGGGGTCTATAAAATCCCTCGCCCGCGCGAAAGTCGGGAGGGGGATTTTTAATTCCTCGTACAAACAGAAAATCTTGTCAAGTCCTAAAGCACTAAAAGTCTTGCTGGATTTTCTCATAACGCACAACACCCTTGTCTAGCGATGGTGCTAGTTAGATTTGGGCTTAATTTTGGAGGGTTAACAGAGGTGACGACGCATCAATTGCAATCTCAATCTCAATTTAAAAGGTTTCCTAAAAGAAACCCCAATCTCAATACCAATTACAATTGTTTAGTTATGTCGGACGAAAAACAACCGATAGATAAATGGCAAAAGACGCGGCGAGCTGAATCAATAGCATTTCAACTCTGCGACAAATTTAACAATCATGACTACTTTTCGTTTTATTGCAAAGTAGCATTGAAATTGCCAGAATACAGAATTTGGCAATTAGTCGAGGAAGCTCAACGTGGACATCAGCCAGCGCGACTATTTTCATTTCTGTGTAAGAAAGCAGGTGTATGACGTTTGATGTTAGTAAAGCGAGACATAAGCTTGCTAAGCAAATTACTGAAGTTAGAGCTAAACGTAACCAGCAGAGATTATTCTCAAAAAGAGACGGCAACTGTAACCATGAGTGGAGACTATATAAACAGCGCCTTGGAATAGATCGTAACCGACCGACGGGAGATATATACTGCGGTCCACTGGGTCCATATTTAGTGGTTTATGGTTGTACTAAATGTCATAAAAAACGTTATGTCGATCTGAAGTATCTGTAGAATAATAATCTGGGGTTTAAGGTAATAGTAAAAATTTTAAGTCATTCTGAGGAGACTACAATGAATGCATCAATATCAACTATTACAACCTCTAAATCTACGGTAATCAATGAATTGTCGCAGATGAGCAATCTGTTTAAAACAGAATGCTATACAGAGAATATCAAAGAGCTCGCGTTTCAGTTCATTCACTACTCAGCCATCATTGAAGATATGTCACCCGACACAATATCAACAAGAGTAACGCGCCTTAGACAGTTTGTAGGATTTTGTGACAGGTTTCATAAAACCAATATAACCGAGTTATCTATTAGATGGCTCGATTTCTATTTCTATGAATATAGAAAGAATCATGCCGCATCAACTACTAATGCAGCTAAACGTGTACTAAAGGCGTTTTTCAAGTGGTGTAGAGAACGCATGAACTTAGATTGCATTAACCCAAACCTCGTCAAATCACGCAAGAACGTAAAACCACGACCAAGATACATACAACATCGAATTATACAGTCTGTACTACAGAAAACAGCTGAGAGCGGCTATGAAAGGCAAGTAAATATGCTCATAGATTTTGCTTACGATACTGGACTTCGTATATCAGAATTATGTAGGACTAGCTACAATGATATCGACGGATTGAATCTGTATGTAAAGGGGAAAGGATCGAAGGAGCGTACTGTTTTTTTAACGGAGCGCTTAAAATGCAAGCTAGAGGAGTTCGCAACTGACTACAATCGTTTTTATGGTCCGTTATTTAGATTGAACGATAAAACAGCTAGAGCTTGGATGCAGCGCACATTCAAGGAGTACGCTAATATACACATGACGCCACATCAGCTACGCCACAGTTTCGCTGTTCGCTTGCTTATATCTGGCTGCGACTTGATAACTATTCAGAAATTATTGGGACATAGCGATATCTCAACAGTTCAGATATACCTACAAATTAAAGATGAACTAGCAGAAAGTCAGTTTTACAAAGCTATGAAAAACGCTCAAGGCTATTGACATTTATGTCATTATTTGCTAGTATATAGACAGTCAGCGATGACAGAACATTGATAGGTTTTCAATTAGTCATTTCGCCTAGTTAACAGCTAGGCGAGAGAATCACTTTTCGGCAGGAATTGTTGTGGTGGACAATCGTAGTTATGGAAATGCTTATCTCACCTCTTTCCGCCGAGAATCGTGTGATTCGTGATTTTTGGGGAATTAAAATAACCCGCGATATACGGGTTATTTTTATGCGCATTTTCCTCAGAGATTGTATCAAATCTCCTTGGTGCGATTTTACGCCCACGCTAGAACCTGTTTTAGCACAAAGTCGCAAATCTAATCCAATCCATTTGGCGTGCCATGCCGTCTTCGACGGCTAAAAATATGAAAGCCAGCCTTTAAATATTTTGATTCTTTTCGCCATTTCTTTTAATGGATAAATCTAACTTTCATATATCTTAATCTAAATTTGGTTTTCGACTAGCTGGAGTAAAGACTGTTGAGTAGCTATAGTTCTTTCTTCTGGTAAATCATTATCTTCCTCCATGAAGACAACGTCTGGGTTATTACCAGTGCGTTCTGCTATACGACTGGTAAGAATTTTGAAGTACTTTTCATCTAGTTCAAAACCGATATAGCTACGACCTGTATTAAAAGCCGATATGGCTGTTGTGCCTGAGCCCATAAACGGGTCTAGAACCAAATCACCAGGATTACTGTGAATTTTTATTATTTCTTCAATTAGCTTAACTGGTTTTTGGGTTGGATGATATCGCTTGAAAGCACCACCACTTTCAGATGGATAACGCATCACTGGGCTTTGATAGGAGCTGTCTTGCCTATTGAAAGTCCACTTTGCTTTTTTCTTTTTTACAAACCAAATCATTATCTCTAGCGACGGCACATATCGCCTATCACGATTACGAGGCATGGGGTTAGTTTTTTCCCACACAGTCACATCTTTAAATTCAAAGCCAGCTTTTGTAGCAATCGTAATAATGTCGGAAACTTTCTTAAAATCATTAAATGCGACTAATGAGCCACCGTCTTTCAATACGCTAAAGGATCTTTTAATCCAGTCGTTATTATCAAACTCTTCATCCCATTTACCAAATGCAGTTCCAGTCCTTGCGTTCTTGCGGTCTTTCATCGTATGAAAATTTGACTCTCGAGAAATAACATAGGGTGGATCAGCGACAATTAGATCAACCTCTATTCCAGATTGAATCAAGTCATCCATACCATCTACACAATCCTTATTATAGATTTTGTTCAGATATGCCCTATTCATATATAAAAGTATAACATAAGCGCTATGTATAAACCAGCCCCACGTTGTTTATTTTATGTTATAATAGCTTAGATGAGCGGTGAATCAAAGAATCTATGGGTACTGACTGAGGAGCGCCCAAAACTTGAGGTTTTGAGGCAAATT